AGCCTCCGGGGGAAGCTCGTTGTACTCACCAGGGGTGATCGGGTAAACAGTGACCTTCTGGCCGGCTGCAAGAGCGGTCGTGTACGGAAGACCAGTACGCACCACAATGAACATCGGCGTACCGGGCACAAGAGTGTCCTTAGCCTTGTTGTACGTCGCCGCACTGGCCGTGTTCGTGTTGTCGATGTACTCAACATCAAGGCCACGCTGAGAACGGCCCTTCTGCTCATACGTCTGAGTCGTGCAAAGCCGCTCATCAGTGATGACCTGCTCCGACAGCGAAGGCTTCCAACCACCAGCGGTCAGGTAGCAGGAAATGTCCACCGACGAACCGGCGTTCAGTTCTGTAGCGACCGACGGCGCAGACGTGTTCGCAATAGCAGTGACCAGCTTGACGAGAGTGTTTCCATCAGCAGGGGTCGAGGGAATATCGGGCATTTAGCTTTCCTCTTTCTTGGATGCCCGAACGGGCTGAATGTTGAACTTCGGGGGACGGGCCGCATGCCAGAGGGGGAACCTGTCAGACTTCACAGGCACCAGGAACCCGGCATCAATCCGCCAATCAGATTCCGGCACGTCAAACTCGTGCCCCGAATCCTTGTCCTTGACGCGGACGAACATGGTTGAACCCCTTTCAGGGCATGAAAAAACCCATCAGGAAATGTCCGGATGGGTTAGAATTGGATTAACGCAAACGGCCCCGGCAGTGCGCCAACACTGTAATCCGGGGCCTAACCACTATTAGGGAGTGGCTATGATCAATCGTACCTGTAGTTTCCCAGACTGCACCAAGAAGCACATCGCCCGCGGATATTGCATGGGGCATTACCACCAGTACCGCGACGGCAGGGACATGACGCCTATCGCAGAGCGGAAGCCCAAGCCTCCACTGGGAACTCCAGTTGAAGATGCGTTCTGGTCCATGGTTTCAAAGCAGGAAGAATGCTGGGAGTGGACTGGGACAAAATTACGCCTTGGCTATGGGCAGTTCAAGCACGGCGGGTTACGGATGCTTGCTTACCGATACTCTTGGGAATTGGCCAACGGGAAAATTCCCGAGGGGGCAATGATTGACCACATTTGCCACAATCCGTCATGCGTGAATCCTGATCACCTTCGCCCCGTCACCCATAAGCAAAATATGGAGAACAGAGACGGCGCACACAAGAACAGTAAGAGCGGGGTGCGGGGGGTTTACTGGTCAAAAGATAAGAGCAAGTGGAGGGCAGTCATTAAACACAACCGGCAGGCTATCCACCTCGGTTACTTCAAATCGCTTGAAGAAGCCGAGAGCGCTGTTATTGCTGCCCGTGCGCGGTATTTCACACACTCCGACTAGGCAGGGTTCTTAGACCCGACAGCAACCCAGTCCATGACTGCGTACTGCGGGTGTCCGATACCCTCGATAGTCACGTCACGGTCAGGCCGGATCGGCTGCGAGTTAGGGCGGGACTCCAAAGCCCCAAAAACCCAGCCCTCAACCTCAACCCGGCAACCCTCCAAAGCGTCCGCCGTTTTCGTCGCAACAATCTCCACAGACCGAACCGACAAACCCGCAAACGTGGTCCGCACATCAAACTCACAATGACTCACAGACCGGGCCGTTGAACGACCGACCGCCACCGGAAACCCCACCTGCAAAAACACGTACGGGTAGGTCGGTTTACGTGGCACATCATCCCGATACACCGTCAAATCAGGCACCGCGGAATGAACAGCATCAACCAGCCAAGACGACACAGCATAAACAACACTCACAACTGCCCCGCCCATCTACGAGACAGCGCCTCAAGCGCCGACAACATCCGCGGTTCCTCAGCCCGAAGCGGCCTATTGATGTCAAGAGAACCACCGCCACGAGACGTACCAAAGTAGGCGATGTTACCCAACGCCCCACCACGCCGGCCCTTATCCGGGCCAACCACGTAACGAACCCGACCAACCTGATAATGAGAGTCGTAACTGATCGAACCGGCCATACCCTTGAAGCTCGTAGACCTCGAAGCGTCAGCAACAAGCTCCTGCTTCACGTTCTGAGCTGCCTTCTTGATGACAGCATCCACATCCTCAACGGCAGAACCAGCGATGCGCCCCAGGCTCGTAGACAACGCCCTAAGTTCAGCGGCCCCGTCACTCACGACACGACCTCCACAACACGGACGCGCTGCGCCGTGGCAGCAGACTTATGGAACGTCTCAACCACACGAAACGAACACCCCACAAGCTGAGCGTCCATCGCAGACGCCGTAACCGTGACAACATCACCCACCAAGAACGGGCCAGCCGTCACCGGAGTATCCCACCGCAAATCCTGCACCGTGAACTGATGCTCACCAGCCTCAGGATTAGCGGCCTGCGAAACGGTCTTCTGGATCTTGCACTTACCCGTGTAGATGGTCGTCAGGTTCGGGTAAACAACACCCGAATCAGGGTTAGTCACCGTCCCACTAGAACGCTGCACCGTACAAGAATCCACCATCAACGACTCAGCCTGTTCGCGCAGGAACGGCAGGATGCCGGTTACGTCATCTACGAGGCTCATCAGTCGTCGCCCTCATAGATCGGATACCCGGCAATGTCCGCCCCACACGAGCAGTAGCTAGCGCCCATCGAGTAAGAACACCACGCAAGATGTATGGTGCTGGCACCCAGCATGTCAACAGAGAAAGCCCCGTCCGGCTCGGTCAACCCGAGCATCAACCACCACTCATCAAGGATCGTCACCCGGCCCTTCCCGGTCTGATACGACCGGGAAGACGAGCCATCATCCACAGCGATAGTCACCTGAGTAGCATCATCCGGGCGCTTGATGTGCGCGACCACGGCCTCACGGACCACATAATCGAGCTTGACCTGATCCGGGACATCAGCCCCGAGCGCGACGCGACGTGATTCAATCAGCATCTCAGCGTCATCAATCCACATCTGCCACTGCTGCTCAGTGACCGAACCAGGCTCAGGGGCGGTCCTGCCAAGAGCAACCGCGAGTACCGCAGGGGTCACAGACATGACCGCCCCTTCCTGTTATTCGTTCGACTCAGACGATGCCGAAGCCTTGCCCCGCCTGCGGGGCGCAGGTTCCTTTGCAAGTTCCTTTGCAGGTTCCGAGAGGTCAACCCACTCGGAACCGAGCACCTTGTCATCACGGACACTCACCACAGCGCCCGAAGCAACATGCTTGTAGCGCTTCGCCATCTGCTAGACCAGGTCGTGGATCTTGGCGAAAGCGTTCAGGTCAGCGATGCCCCAGCCGTAAACAACCTCAGCACGGAAAGCGACCTGGTTGTTGCGCTTGAGGTCACCGCCACCATCAGGGTCACCGTACTTGATGACCTCAAGGCCGATGGACTTCTGCACACCCCAACGGATCGCGGAGAAGTCCCCGACGAAACCAAGAACCTTCGTGTCCACAGCGAGAACACCAGAACCGCGAACCGTGTTCGACACCGACGCCCGGTGACCGTCCAGTTCCGAAGTCTCGATGCCGAGGCGGAAGTTCGGGTAAAGCTTCTGCTCGCTGTTCGTGCCACGCAGAGCCGAGAACTTCGCCGCATAGGTCGGGTCCAGGGCGATGTCGCGAGGTACGAACCCATCAGCCAAAACGAGCCCATCCGCTGCGTCCAAGGACACATACGGCTTGTCCGCGGCGACGTACTCCACGAGATTCGTGGTGTCCGTGAGGCCACCGTTCATCGCGGCGACAACAGCGCCACCGGTCGGGTTGATTTCGTGGAAAACACCGAAGTCCAGGGCGCGGGAAAGCGCCGGCTGGATCAGTTCGAGGATTTCGTCAACGACCTCAAGCTGACGGTCCTCGTCAGCCCACAGAACTTCCTCGTTGAAACGAAGAGTCTTGTGGAACTTGAACGGCTTGACCGGCTTCGAGGTAGGCGTAACGGTCGAAGCGCCCTTCTGCCCACCTTCAGCGACGTACTCGGCCTCGCCGATGTCGAAGGTCCACGATTCGCCCTCACCGAAAGTCATCGGAGTCTGCGCGGACAGGCTCGCAACGCAGGATCCGTTCTGGATCTTCCCCAGCCAGGGGGCGATTTTTTGTTTGGGGATCGAAAGTGATCCGGTGGCCAGTGTGGCCATAATTTCCTCCTAAAGGAAAGGTTTGTTAGTCGGCGCGTGAGAACAGGTTGCGAACGAATTCACGCTCGTCCGTGTTCGAGCTGCCCGGGGGAGTGGTGCCCTCTTTCGGGGCGTAATTGCCTTGCTTCTTCCGGTCTTCCTCACGGCCCGCCAGACGCTGTGCCTGGGCTATGAGAGTTGACTCATCCGATCCGGTGAGGAACAGGTCACGGTCCTCGGCTGAGAGACCATACTTCGCTGCAATATCGCTGCGAAGGGCCTTCGCTTCCGCCTCAGCGGCGCGACGCTCCATCT